CGTTTAACACGGCGCCCGTGCATGCAATAATTCGCGTGTCCTATTTAGACGGTTTCCGTGCATGTTGGACAACGCGTGTCCTATTTAGACGGTTTCCGTGTATAAATCCATTTAAAAAAATATTAAATAATACTTGCATTTAAATCTAAGATTGCTATGTTTAAGTCAAGAAAACGGAGGAACATAAATGAAATTATTTATAAAATTAGTATTAATTTCTATATTTAACAAAAAGTATATTAATTGGAATCAATTAAGTTTAGATCTTGCTTTTTCTTTAGCGAAAACAAATCTTTTGTTTCACCCTGAAGATAAGCCATTTAATAAACTTCTTACTAATAATGAAATAAAAATATTAGTTAGCGACGATTAAATATATTATAAAAAGTAAAATGGCGGGATCATAACTCCCGCCATTTTTGTGTCCTAACAAGTGTCCAATTTGTCGTCAAACACAAAGCATAATCAAAGATGAAAAGCGTTCTTTCTTTTTTGCTTATACTTATTTTTAAGCTTACATCAATATAGTTATAAGAGTAGCAATAGATATTCCTGCAATGATCCAACCATAAATCTCTTGCCGTGTTGGTCGCGTTGCTAAATCTTTCTGTATTTGATCTAGTTTCTCAAATAATTTCTCTATGTCTTTCATAACTTTATTGATCATTTCTTTTTGAGTATATCCGTTATCGGCCATTTAAAAGCCCCTTACAATGTAGAGAGCAACCACAACAAAGTATTTTACAACTACATTTTGCCGTCATCGTCAATCCAATCCCATTCTTTAAATTTTAAAATTTCTTTTTCTAGTTTATCAACCTTACTGATAATAAAATAAATTGATTTTAATAAAAAGTAAAATGCGACGATCCCCATAAAAATTTGTTCCATAATGTCCTCCTTTAATGTTGGTGCATATATGCCTCAAGATAAGTAACCCTATCTCGTAAATTATCTAACTCCCATGTTTCTAGTTGATTGTTTTCTAATGTTGTTATTTTTTTAAGTAAATCTTGCCACTCCCATTTCATCAATTCATAAGCTTGACTATCTTGTGGCGGATTGTTTAGTTCGCTTATGTATCTTGCTTGAAAATCCTCTAGTTTCCATTCAAGATCTCTAACCTCATTGTCTAAATTTTGATAATTTGCTTTTAATGTAGTTAATTCATTTTCTAAAAATTCTGCATTGTAAGCAATTTGTTCAAGCGCGTATATTTTTTCATATAATACAGCAATGTCATTTGATACCATTGTGCTTTCTTTTAATTGATAAAATTCATATTCTATGTTATTCATGCGGTCGTCAATACCCGTTAAAGTATTAACAATGTTTGTAACTGATTGAAACCCCGCGCCTATTGATCCAAGTAACGTTATACCCGTTACAACTAAGGCTAGATTATCTTTTAATTTTTTGATCATTATATCTTACAAGAATCTCCGCAATCGTCATTAAATTCTTGAGAAGTATCTACAAATTGTGGGTTGTCGGTTATAAAATTTTCGGGTAATTCAAACTCGCCCATTACCTACCACCACAACAACCATTACCACAACAGTCCATTGTTATCCTCCTAGTTTTATTAAGATCTCGGTAATTGCTGAATTTAGCTCTTGCTCTCTCATTGCAAGAGAAATTAAATCATCTTTTGCGTCGTTAATTTGTACGATTAAAACGGCAACTTCTTGTTGTAGATCATTCACGGTTTTAAAAAGCCAAGCTACAAGACCCGCTAGACCGCCCTGTAATATTTGATTTAAATTAACAGTTGCTTTCATTAATCCTCAAATGTTGCCTTTGGTTTATATTGCTCTAAAGCGTGTTGAATCACGGTTATAAATGAACTTAAAAAAGCTACGCCAAGTAATTCAAATAATTGAGCGTCTATAATTCCCGTTGAATTTGCTAAGTATAGTGAAAGCGCAGATTGCAGTCCCGTACGAAATGCTTTTGAAAACATAAATTTCCAATATGCTTTCCAATTATTTTTTTTCATTCTTCCTCCAATATTGAGATTTGTTTTTTATTATACTTGGAGCATTCTTTGTTTCTACAATGGAAACCTTTATTTTTATTATTATAGTCCCATTGTAAAAAATTTTTACATTCGGGACAAGATATTTTCAATTTACCTCCTAAAGAGGTGCAATTCCTTTTGTTATGTAATTTTTTATTAAATTAGTATTACTATAAATTTGATCTAACTTTTCTTTATAATTTGGTGTTAAATAATCATCATTTGACGCTTTGTTGTCGTTGTTGGAATCTCCATAATTTGTGGTTAAATTTATTGCGGTTATTTCTAGAGTTACTTTTTCTCCTGCATTCATAGATTTTGCAATTTTGTCGTAGAATTTTTTATATGCGTTTCTGCTAGATCCAATAAACCCGTCTTTGCTAACATCTAAATCTTGTTGAGTATCACCTACAAGAACGCAACCCGCCGAATTTTCGTCGGTGTTACCACTATGAAAAAGCACCCATTTAAAGTTTGGAATATCTTTAATTTCTAACATTCCGAAATGATCCGCGCCATAACGCGCAGAATATTTATTGTGAAATCCGCCCTCTTTTCTAAATTCTACGGGATATGTTCCGTAAGGAATAGCGGTCTCTCCATATACTTTAACGTCGCGTATTTCGTCCTCTAGCGTATAACATTCAAAGACGCCGTCTATAAATAGCATTCCATTTGTTGCGTCATTACCAAATTGATGACGAATAAGATTAATTTTCATTATTCAGGCTTTGGATTATCGGCTTTGACTTGAGCAATATGATCTTTCCAATTTGTAGTTTCATTAACTCCGTCCCAATATTGCATGTCTAGTTGCTCTCCTATTGGTAAATAAGCATTTTGTCTTGCCTCAATGTAGCCAAATTGTTGGTCATTCCATTTAGAATTACCTAAATCTATCTTCGCTTGTGCGTAATCATCATCAGAAAATTCTGATACAATTCCATTTACTGATTTATTAATTGGTTTAGCGTCCTCAATTTCTTGGTCTGCTAACGCTTGTAGTTCTTCTTTAGTAGCCATATTTTTATCCTATCATATATTAATTGGTTTTATTCTTTTAATCCATATAAAACAAAATTGCCTTTTGTTATATTACCTGTATCAAAATATATTAGTATCCCGTCAACAGTAGTCAGTTCCTTTAATATTGCTCCCTCAAATTGCCCCAACATTAATTTCGTTCCACCGTCTGATAAATAATTGTTATATATAACCATTTTCGTGTTATCACCGCTGTCGTTAGCAGAATATATATAAGCAACACCGTGATGACCTGAAGTACTAGAATTGTCCGTTGAGCCCGACATACTTATTTGATTTCTACCCGCAAGTCCTAAGTTATTGTATTGAGAAGAAATAAAAGATTGATCGGTTCTTGCATAAGCAAGTCCCATAACATAATTACTATTTGAGTTGCCCGTACCGCTTTGCGTAAATCTTCCCATTAAATCTGCACCGCCTGTAGCAGGAACTACATCAGAATAATATAAAACACAAGTATTATAATCACTTGTTATTCCCGTTAATGTAACCGATCCGCTATTACTAGCAGTAGCCGTACTTAATTGAACAAAATTACTCATAATATTCCATATACCACTAGCTTACCGCCACCAATACGACTTGCAGTTTCGTTCATATCAACAACAATTCCGTCATAAGAAGTTGTGTTTTGTATTCTACCAATCCCAAAAATAGCTCTATGGTTATCACTAGCATATTCTGTACTCTCCCAAATACAAGCAGAAGTAAATGCTTGAAATGGATTGCCTACATAAACAACACCATTACCCGCTCTACCGCTATCGTCTGCACCTGCAAAGGTATTCGTCCAACGAGTATCGCTTGTACTTCTACTATCACTAAAACTCGCCTCCGCTTTTAACCTATATAGTGCATACTCATAAACGCCACCGCTTTCAACGCTACCGTCAGACGCTTTTACTAATCTGATATTTACGCCTGTATCAGTTGAGTTCTCTCCAACTATTCCAACGCCAACTATTTTATATAAAGAAAAATCAGCAGAAAATATATCATCTATCTGCATAGATTGAACTCCTGTTGTTAATGTAACTGATTTAATTTTTTCTATACTCATAAAGTAACCCCATATAAAGAAATTGTTCCCGTAAGATTACTACCACTATTTAAACCTAATATTCTAAATCCATTAACCGTGCTTTTTTGATCCATAGTTCCACCTCCGTGTGATTTGAATAAATTATTTGAGTTGTTAAGTCCTGTAAAATGTGTGCTTATAGAAGTATATAAGTTGCTATCCCCTGCGTTGTATATGTAAAAATAACCACTACCACCCTTACCATTTGCGCTTGCCGAACTTTCGCCAATCTCAATTGCGGTTGCTGAAGTACTATTAGCATGTATATCTGCGTTACTATCTTCGTTATTGCCCTGCGACAAAATTGTAAATAGACCTTTTTTATAAACGCTACTGCTCTCGACCGTTCCACCCTCTATAAATCTACAACCAAACTCTTCATAGCTTGCTCCTTTAAGAGTATATGTTACAAAATGAATTTTATACTTACTCTCATTAATGCTTGTAAAATCTATATTTGCAACTGCACTAGGTGTTTGTGTTTGAATTAATACTAAATCTTGAACTGCACCACCGCTTAAACCAAATCTTGCACTACCTAAAGGCATAAAGGCTCCTAACTAAATTCTTGTAATGCGTTTATTAGTGGAGTTCCCGCGTCAAAAAATAAGAAAGTAACTAAATCAATTGCATTTGCACCCGACGAAACGGTGTATCCTCCACCGCCCGCAGTTTTTCCCGTTACATGACCTCCGCCATTTATTGTTATTTGATTAATTGCAACCGTTTTTGCACTAGACGCGTGTTGCGTTATTTGTAATGTAAATGTTGATACCCCATTTGTTGCAACGTTTGTAAAATCTATATCGGTTATATTTTCCGTTAATGTTATTGATCCCGTATTTCCGTTAGCTAAATTTATTGCAATAGCGTTTGATGATGAAGTTAAAGCAACGTCTGTTTCTGCATAATCCTTAAGAACTATTGCGCTTGCTACTTGGTCTGCAAAGGCAACCTCGCTATCAATAGCTAAATTAACCGTCACGGCGCCCGATACACCACCGCCCGAGAGGTTTGTTCCCGCTGTAACCCCCGTAATATCACCCTCGCCTATAAAATTAACCCAAGATGATCCGTCATAAAATTGTAAAGTATTTGAATCTTTTAGAAAACAAAACATTCCCTCCGCGTCGCTTGTACCAAGCGCTGTATCACGTGCGGAAGAATCCGCATATACTTGAACAACTTGGTCTTGTATAAACGTTTGAAATTCCGTTGCGCTTATTAAATCTCCTGTAGAGTAACTTTTCCAACCCGCGCCCGCCATATTATAAAAATTCCTTTCTAGCTATAAGCAAACCTCGTGCCCTCTCCTAGCTTAGCTTGTCCTAAAATCCAAGCAGATGATCCTGCGGGAGATAATGTAACCTCCCAAGACCATGATTGAGTACTAGCATTCACGTTATGTTTTATGCTTTCAATAAATAGTTCGTCCTCTATTGTAGTCGCGTTCGGATTTTTTACAATTACCTTAATACGATCTCCAAATTCTCTCCCTAATGCTTGTGGCCATATTGCCGTGTTTTGTCTTGGGTTTGCAACTAATCTATCAAACCTCAAAATAGGTAAAGAGGTTTCTGCAATTTTTTGTTCTATTAAAGATAATACGTTTGCGTCGCTCGTGTTTAATGTAGTTTTTGCCGAGCTTTTTGCGGTGTATCTTATAACGCTATCTGCGTCCGATATATATTGAGTTGATCCGCCCGATCTAGTCCATTCATAAACATTAATAATCTCATTGTCATCAAAAGACAAAGAAACGTCGCTATACGGCAAGTTAGTCCCCGTGTTACTAAACGTCGCTTGTACATTGACCGCGTTTGTATTAGAAAGTCTGTAATCTCTATTTCTAAATGTTGCCTTTCCGTCTTTACTAATAAAAAATTGAGCATTCTCAGATATTTCACATTCTCGTAAAGCAGACAAAACATTATCCGTTAATGATTGACTTGTTACGTTTAAAGTACCCGTGTTTATATCTCGTCTATTTGACGGCCACCCGATTGCGTTTAATATTCTTGTTATCCTAGCTGATGATAATTCCGTTTCGTCTTCGTAACCTATTCTTGTTGTTTGGCCTAAATTACTGAATCCCGCTCGCCCTAAACGCCACGACCGAGTATCAAGTAATTGAGATTGAAATAATTTAAAAGCGTCTGATCCGCTAAAGGTAACAATTGAATCTTGACCCTGAGCGGTAAATTTAACGGGGATATTTGTTAAAAATCCCTCAAATATGACATAGGTTGATGAGCTATATGTTGCTGAAATTTTAAATCTTTTCAATGGTTGTATTTTTGTTCTTGAGTTTGTTGAGTCGTAGTATGGAGAACTTGTATTACTTGGATTAAATCTATTATCGGCGTTAGATAAAAGTATTTCAGCAGACCCGCTTACAAATTGACCGAGTTCGTTTTGACGCCCTCTAGTTGTATTAAATGCTCTAACATATTCGCTAACGTCTGTAAATGATTGAGATTCCTCAAAAGGCTCGCTATCAAACGCAATTTCAACAGTAATATTGACATTACTATCAAAAGCAACGCTCATGCTAAGCCCTCAATTCCTCTATCGCTTGCTTTTTTAACGGCTATCGCAACCGCGTCTTGTATTGATTGCTTGTCTTGTAAGGCGCCCTCAACATTTACGTTAATGTTTGTATTGTTCATAACTCGGAATGCGTCAGATCCCGCAAAGGAAGAATTTGATCCACCGCCACTTGATAGTGAAACAAATTTATCGGCTTGACCTCCGCTTGTATCAAAAACCGTTGGAGATTTTCCACCGCCACCGCCACCAAAAGACGAGGAAACAGGAGTACCCGATAAATCAAATATCTTTTTAAATTCTAAATATAAATCTCCTAATGATCCTCCAACCGCATTAACCATTTGTTGTAACCCCTCTTTTAATGCCCCTATTGAAGAAACGTCGGCCAATGCCTCGTCTAGTTCTTGTTTTGCAATTGCTTGCTCTAAAACATTTTCAATAGAGCGCTCGGTTGCTTTGTTTAAGTCTTTTGTTGCTTTTTCTAAATCCTCCGTTGCTTTTTTTACTTTTTCTTTTTCTCTTGCAACATCATCTAAAGCGCTTTGATAATCCGCTTGCGCTTGCTCCTCTTGTCTTGTTGCAGAAGTACTCGCCTCAATTAATTCGTTTAATTTTTGTTTTGCTAGTTGTAGTTCTAATTGTTGAATTTTTGTTCTTTCCTCAACGTTATTTAATTTTTCAACTGCTTGTCTTTGTCTTTCAATTGCTAGTTCTTCCTCTAGCGTTACTTGTTTTGATTTTTCTTTTTCTTTGTTTAATTCGTCAAGCATGGTATCTGCTTTAATTTGAGCTAATGTTTGCTTTTCTTGAGCTTTTGTTAATTTATCTTTTGCGGATTTTTCGTCATTTTGTAATTCAATAACATTTTCTTCAATATCTTTTAATTTTTGATAGGCGCCAAGTACTTTTTGCAATAAGCCTAATGATTTTTCTTTTCTTTCCTTATTAAGTTTTATTTCTTCTTCTGTTAATTCTTTAGTAACGTCGCTTTGATCTATTAGCGCGTCGCTTACGTTCATTGATTCTATTTCGTACCTATGAGCGTTGTTAATAGCGTCCTTTTGTACCGAGTTTAAGAAATTTTGCTCTTGCTCTAAATCTCTCATTGCTTGAGCAAAGTCTTGATGAGTTTTAATTAGCGCTTGTTCTTTCTCCTCTGCTTTTTGTTGAGCGTTGCTATATTTGTCATACTCAACACCGCCCATGCCTAAAATTAGTCCTTGCTCCTCCATAAGTTTTGTGCCCTCCGCAATTGCTTTGTTTAAATCGCTTTGTGGATCTAACACGTTTATTATGCCCTGAGCTAATCTATCAAAGAATCCAATAGCGTCCTCAAGCGCGGGAGATACTCGCTCCATTATTAACAATCCTATTTCGCCGAACTTGTCTCCAAGCACGGTTAATTGACTTTGTAAAGATCCCATTTGTTTCTCTGAAACTTCTTGAGTAGTTCCGCCCGAATCCCTCAGCGCTGATTCGTATTCTCTTATTTTGTTCGTTGATCCCGATAGAATTTTGACCGCGTCGGCTACACCTCTGTTTAGTCCTAATTGATCCAACGTACTTGCTTTTAATTCGTCGGACATTGGTTTTAGTACTCTATCTAATTCCTCAACAATATCGGCAACATTTTTCATATTGCCCTGCGCGTCAAACATCTCAAGTCCTAGCTTTTTAAATTCATCTCCATTCTTTGCGGTTGCTCTTGGAATATCACGAAGTACTTGATTTAATTTTTCTCCACCCTCTGCGCCCTTTACACCTGCGTCCGCGAAAACTGCTAACACCGCGACGCCCTCCTCAATATCTTTATTTACTACTTTTAAGGCCGATCCTGCTTTTGAAGTAAGCGCCTCTGAGAATTGTTGAACGCTTGCGTTTGCTAATGTATTTGCTTTCACAAGAACGTCTGTAACCCTAGTCAAATTTGTCAAGTTTTGTTGCGCGTCCGATACCGTTAGTCCTAATGCGGATTGAGCGTCTGTCGCAAGATCTGTTGCGGTGGCCATGTCAAACATACCCGCTTGAGCGAATTTTGCTACTTGAGGTAATGCTTCAATTTGTTGCTCGGCGTCTAAACCCGCTGACGCTAGAAAGAAAAAGGATTCGGCGGTTTCTTTAGCGCTAAATGTTGTCTCTAAAGCTACTTGGCGAGCCGTACGCCCCATATCCTCTTGTTGTTCAACGGTGGCGTTCATAATGGCCAACGATTGATTCATTGCGTCATCAAAAGCAATAAATTCTTTTGTTGCGGATACTAAGGCCTTTGACATTGCTACGGCACCCGCAACAACACCAATCTTCATTGCCGTACCGAATTTCCCCAAACCTTTGGCGCTTTTATCTCCGCTATTACCAATCCCCGATAATTGACGCTTTGCTAATTCAGCGCCTTTTGTAACTATGTTTAAAACTATATTTGATACGGCCATTTATTTCCTTTTCTTGTACTCCGCCTCAGTAATTGCTCTTTGTTTATTTAATTCGGTTTGTTCAAATATATAAAAAGCAACCCATTGCTCATACTCCAATGAACTCATTCTAGTGATTAATTCGCCCCGTGTCATTCCTAGTTCCCGAGCAAGTTTAAATTGAAAATAGAAGTCGCTATTAGTCTTGAAATTCGTCCGCGTCTGCGGAACCTCCGATTCCATTTAATTCGTTAATAGCTAAAAATATACGATCAACAATGTTTGAATCTTTGTTATATAGCTCATTAATTAAATCGTCATCAAGTTCGGGATCAATAACGCATGTTTTTAATAATTCTTTTTGATAATCAAAAGCGTCTTTTCCCTCGTCATCAAGAATACGACCCAAATTAATTTGCATTTGTTTGGAAATGCCTTTGAGCTTTATAGAAACGCCCCATTCTTGAATTATAAATTCTTGTTCGGGAACGTTCGGCAGACTACTAATTGAATCTGCCGTTAGTCTTTTAATATTTTTATTTGTCATTTGTGCGTCCTAACTAATCAAGTTCTAATGAGTACCGCGTGTTACCGCACCCGAAACTTGCATATCTGCGCTAAAACCAACAACATCTCCTACGGGAGAAGAAGTTGAGTATGAGGTTATAAATGCCTCGCCTGTATATTTTATTTTACCGCTTGCAGTTCCTTCGGGTGAATACTCATAAGAAAGCGAACCTGCTTGACCTACTACGGCGCCAAGAATATCGTCTGCTGTACTATCCCAAGCACCCGCAATAGATATAGTTGCGTCCTTTAAACCAACAATATATTCTTTATTGTCGTCGCCAAGCGTTGTTGTTTCTGCTAAATCAACGGTTTGTGGAAAATCTACTGAATTAACGTATGCGCTAATGTCGGTTAATGATCCGCTTGCATTGTCTAGTTTAAAACTACTGTCTTTACCATGTACGAAAGCCACCTTATATTCCTCCTATTTGTTTCTTCCAAATCCTACTATAACAGAAAATGACGGGGTTGTTCCACCTATTGTAAATACGACTTTTAGGTATCTATTAACCGTTGTACCTTTTGCGACCGCCTTTACTTCCGCCCCTGCACTAGTAAGTCTTGTGAATGCAACCAAATCAGCATAAGTTGAATTATCTGCTGAATGGGTAATTTTTGCGTCTAATGTTGGAGATGATCCGCTTACAGTACTTGCAATGATAAAAGCGCCCCCGCCATTTGCCGTTGCCGTTGTATTATCACGTGCCGTACCGCTTGCGGTTGAAGTCTTTGTTGCGTTCTCTAATACTTTACCCGTAAATAAACCCTCGTCTGCTTGATAATCTACTGAAAAAGCAACGATATCTCCAACGGGAGAACTTAATCCGTAGTTTGTAATATTACCTTTTCCAAATGTTGCGTGATCGTTTGCGTCTAATCCGTCAATCCCGATTGCGAGAATTTTATCGGTTGATGATCCTAATGACGTTTGAATTGGAGAATCTGCCGTTGCGTCATAAAACCCCGCCAATGCAATCGTTCCGTCTTTTGCACCCGTAATATAAGTCTTGTTTGAATTTCCAAACGTGGTGGATTCGGCCAAATCAACAGTTCTTGTTGAATCAGCGGTTTGTAAAAAAGAACTTATTTCTGTTTGATCTAAAAATACTTTTGTATCTTTACCATGTTTAAAAGCCATTTATCTTTTACCTCTGTTTCTTCTATTTCGCCTGCGGTTTCTTGTGCTTGAACCTCCGCCATAGCTACGTCCATAACCCATATTAGTTATTCTTCCTCTTGCTTGTTAGTTAATTCTTGTAATTTTTTTTCTTTATATTCTTTTGTGATTTTAATTAATTCGCCCTGATCAACTAACCATTTAATTGACTTTTGCGGAATATCTTTATTTGATATCGCTTGTCCTTTTGCGAAATATTTATCTTTAAATGTCAATCCATTCACTACTTCGTATGTCATGCTATTACCTCAACTAAAAATTCAACGCCTAATAATTCAACGTTGTTTAATTCAAACGCCCCATAATCCCGTGCCTCAACTACTCGTAAGGTGCTTGCAATCCCTCCAAGCGTTTTATCGCTTTCAATTGCTACTTTCATGCTCGAGGATCCCGAGCTATTTAAAAAAGCGTCTAACGTTTCTTGACTATCTTGCCCGTCAATATTAGATACAAATAGTCTAACAGGAATTATAAATTTGTCAGAACCTCGCGCCATTGAAAAGTCATATTCTAAATTTTCCAATACGCTTACAACGGCTAGCGGTGGATCAAACCTATGAGGAACGTATGAATAAACGCTTATATTAGATAGGTTGTTTCCAATGTTAGTTCCAATGGCCTGCCGTAATGAAGTAAGACTAGCCATTGTTTAGATCGTCCTCAATTGGCCAATGTTCGTTCGTTATGTTTTCCATTCGCCCGATAAATTGAATCTCACTATTATCAGTAAGCGCTTGAATAACATTTATTTGATTTTTAAATTGCTCGTCGCATTCATTTGGAGAATTACCCTCCGTCCGTATTTCAATTGTTCCAACAACGGTGTAAATTATTTCTGTCATCTTTGAATTATATCACGCCATAAGATAATTGTTATATAGTAAAAAAGCGTTTTGTGGATTTCTTGGGTTCGTCTTTATGCCGTCATTTGTTTGGATTTGTATTCATCAATTTGTTGATCGGTAATTTTAGTCCAATGATTTTGTCCAACCCCGCGTTCGCTCTGCCATACAAGTCTTTCTTTATATTCTTTTCTATTGTTTGTTGTATATGTACATTTGTCTGCAATTGCAATTGATTTAAAATCTACCCCAATGAATCCCTCCATTGTTAGTTTCATTTGATCTACGCATTGTTGTGAATGGCGTATAGGATTTACGCTTGCGTTTGTATCAATGAATGATCTAAATAATATTTCTTGATACGCATGTGATCTGAAATACCCCGTTAGTTGAAGTAATCTATTTCTAAATGATTTGTCGTGGCCGTTTGTGTTTATATGTGCAATTTCATGAAGTAGAGTTTCATCATTCCAAGACCAATTGTTCATACTCATAGTTATTGTTGCGCTACCGCCTAGCCCGTGCATACATGCTCTGCCTTTACCCGTTGTTGAATTGTATGTTGATACGATTAGCCCACCGCCGTTATGAGATCCGCTAAAATTGTGCAATGTGTATTTTTTTGGTTTTTGCGGACATACCCAATCTACATTTACAAATTTACGTGGGTCAAAATTTTGTCTGTAATATTGTGAATTGATAATTTTGTTGCCCGCTCTTTTTAAAAGCTTTTGTGCTTGGGTTGGATCTAGTTTTATAATATCAACTATATCAGGCATGATCCAATTAAATTGCGGTGCGGATTTACCCGCCTGCCTTTCGGCTTGGTATGTTAGTTTTTGTTCATTCATTGAGAGATTTAATCCATTCTGCAAGAGATACTTGATCCCCGTGCAATGAGTCGATACAGATATTTGAATTAGGCATAGTTCCCCTTTCGGTGTTTTTATATGTATTTATGTAATTCATATAAGTTCAGTATAGCAATCTAAGATTTAATTGCAAACCGAAAAAAAGAAATTTAACCCAAGTAATCCATATATTGAATAAAACGTTTTATTTAATAGGGTTTATTTACAATAAAAAAAAATAAAAAAAATTATTTTGTTTTTTTAAATCTCAATTCTATTTCGTCTGCTAATAGCTTTAAATCGGCTTTTCGTTCAAATTTAGTATCTCGCTCTGCTATCAGTAAATATGGAACTAACGGCGTTCCTTTTTCGCTTATTGATTTTGCAACTAAATAAACGGGTATCCCTTTACGATCCGCCCACCCTCTTAATTTTGCATTCATAGGTGGCCAATGAGGTTTGGATCTTTTATAAGGCTCATCTAATCTAAGACCTCTTGTACGTTTCGGGTCGCCATGTACAAAGCTTGATTTAGGAGAATGAGATTTAATTTGTATTCCTGCGGGTAGTCTTCCCATTGATTTAATTTGTTTAGTTCTAATTGATCTTTGCAACGCCCCCGTATCTACGGGAACAACTTCTTGCGCGCGTTTTTTTATTGTTTGGCCTGATGATCTCATATATTTACGAATCGGTTTTGTTCCTAGATTATTAAGATCGCATTGACGTCGTAATCTTTTTAATCCTTTGACTTCAAAGCTTGCATTAAATTGAGCCATTATAGGCGGTGCTTTATATATCCCTTAATAAGTTGCTTGGCGTCGGGATCCATGCGGGACATTAGTTCTACTTCTCCAACGTCGCTATTTCCATAAGTACTAAACGGAGCGTCTTTTCTTTTCCATAGCCTAGAGGTTTGAAGTATTGTCGCCATTTTAACGGCGTCGGGAACGGATTCAAAACCCCACAATGCAGTAATCTCAACATGTTTTTTTATATCGGGATCAAACCTTTCGCTTGAGCGCCTATCAAAAATTCTTATTTGATTGAATGGCGCCTCCTGATCCCCGATCATATCTTGGACATTTATAGGGTTTAAATAAAAATCTGTATTTAACGTTAATGTTTTTTCATAGGTGCCGTCATCATTGTCGTCTATTTTTACAACTAAAGAAGTTGTATTTGCAATATCGGGGACATCAAGTATATATGGATTGTCGGGGGTAAAATGTTTTGCGAATGCAGACGTTGGTTTATAAAAATGTCTTCCGCAATAATTGTCAATTAAACGACATGCGCCTTTTATTGCTAAGTCAATATTTGAATCTTGAGAGGATCCGCTTAGGCCAATAAAACTTTTAACATCTGAATTGTCGCAATATGTGTCGGCCATTTAAAACCTCTATTTATTTTCAGCAGGTTTTTTAGCTTTTGTTTCTTTCAATCCCCAAGCTTTTGCTTGAACGTCATTAATTTCGTCGCCTTTGTTAGCAAGAAGTTTTCCTTTACTCCAACCTTTAGGCAAGTCATCTTTAACGCCCTCTGCAATTTCGCCTGCGTCATTAATCCACAATCTTTTTTTAATTATCATAATTTCCTTTTCCGTTTGCTCCGCATTCGCCCCATAAGACGAATGCGAAAACAAAACCATTTCTAACTATTAAAAGTTAGTAATTTTTGCGAAAGCAGTCGGTCTATAGACGGGGAATCCCAATCTCATAGACGCTTTCATCATTACTTTATCTTTAGTAAAGAAATCGTCGTGGCTATCAGAAATAGCAACTTCAATTCCTTGTCTTGAGACAACATGACAAGCCTCGCCACCGCCGAATCTACCTACAAGAACGTCCCCTGCTGAAATTGCTGTATTAGCAACAACGGGAACACCCCAAATAGACGCGGTTGGAGCGCCTGACATCATGCCCGCTCCCATGAATAACGGTTGCAAAGCACCGCTTGTTGTAACTGCATTTGTTTCAGTAACAACGTCATTCCAATCGCTCGGGTGCATGAGGATCGCGTCGGGTTCCATGAATGCGTCTTTTCTGATTTCAGTAATTGCTTCGTAAATTTGTCCAATTCTCTTTAAGCTACCGCTATAAGATGAATAGTTAAACGAGTTAATTCCTGTAACGTTTAATACGCCTTTGATGATTGGCGCAACACCTGATCCACCAATTAGAACGTCGGATAATCTTAATTCAAGCATTGTTCTTAATCTTGAATCTAGATATCCCTGAACTGCTGAAACGTCAGCAAGTAGTTCTTCGGTTACGGGTATTGATACACCAAATTTTCTTATTTCTTCTGTTTTTTCAGTAAATGCTAAAGCAGATTCTCCGAAAGCAGATCCCTCTGCAACTTCTGCACCATTGTTGGTGAAAGTTGATTCTTCCAAATATTTATATTGGTATTGGTCTGTTTGAATTGTATCAAACAAATCTATAACGCTATTCGGATTTCTTAAAGCAGTCGGAACGATTAAATCGTCTCTAACTACTGCAGGTGGATAATTTGTTTCGGTTAAAAGAGTTTTACTTTCAAGAAGTGGATTCCACTTAATTTCTGAAGTAAAACCTTTTTGTCCGCCATTAACGAATGCTTGAACAGATTTTGATTCAAAAAGAGCTTGCCCTAGAGTTTTCTTTTCTACGGTCGGCTCGTCATTGAATACAGGAGCAGAATCAACTGCTTTACCTTTTTCAACGTCATTCTCTAAATCTTGGATAGATTTTACAAGAGCGTCTTCGTCTCTTACTTCTTTTGCAAGAGTATCAATTTCTTCTGATCTTTTAGCCATAGACTCTTTTGTTTCAGCGTCCATAGTTGCGGGATCAATTGTTTTTAATTGCTCTAATGCGTCTTCTCTAAGATTTTGGAGTTTGACTTTTTTTTCATTTATGTTCAATTTAGATTTCTCCTCTGCCTAAACGTCAGACGTTTCGGCTAATATCCTTAATGTTTCTATAATAAGCTTTTCGTCCTCATCTGTTTTATTGACAACTAATTCATCTCTAAGGCCAACATTTAGCATGTCATCTAAATCTTGGTATGCCTCTTGAATATCATTTGTTAATTCAATAATTGCATTTGAGGATTTCTCGCTTAATTTTTTACCTTTTTCTAATCTTAGAGAAATAAGATCTCTAATTCTTTCAATTGAATGAGCCAAGCTCTTACGGAGCTCGTCTATTTCGTCGGTAAATCTTTTTTTGTCGCTATCATCATTAACCTCTTGCGTTGCATTTTTCACGGCTAATGTATGAGTATTTTGATTAGCGCCAACGAGTACGGGAGATACTTCCCAAACTCTTAAATCTTTTAAATATCTTACGTCGGTTTCTTGACCGTCTTTTGTAAATTTACCATTCTCGGAATCAATTACTTCATAACCGAATGACCATTGTTGGAGATCGCCCATAGCTTTTACTGTATTAAAAGCCTCGCGTCCTCTTTCTGTATCCATTATAAATTGACCATTAAAAGTTGCTTTTGATCCGTCTTGTTTTATTTCTCCGCGACCAATAACATCTTTCCAATCATGACCCCATACCATAGCAACGCCCCTGTCTCCATATCCGCTTTTAATTGAGTCGGGAAGTACAACGTCTCCGTCGCTATCTATTTCGTTAAATATAGAAAAAACTGCCTCTACTTTGCCCTCAACTTCATCAGTTGCTAGTAAGGAAATATTTTTAAATTCTTTGTTTGTACTCATACTTATTTTTTTCTCCGTATCTTTTTCTCATGGTATATAGTAGTGCAACGACAATTAACAATCAATTCAATCGGCGCACCATACTTTGAGTCGGAGGGATAATCCATTTTATAACCCGCAACATTAAACGGCCTAGATCTAGCACGTCGCTGATTATCAACCGCAATATGTTGATCTCTAACTAAACCGTCTCGTCTAGTTAGCCAACTCTTTTCTAATCTTAGTCCGCTTTTTTCTGCCCCGCGCTCTTTTCCATATTCTGCTAATGCTAAGCCCTCCGTTCTAGCAATTCGTTGCGCGCTACCTAATTGAGCCTTTGTAAGTCTTGTAGATAATTCATTTGCAATATAGTCGGTCAATGCGTCGCCCGTTAATCCTAATTTTTGCGCCTCATCAAACGCTTTTCTAATTCCTCTTGATACCATATCCTTTCTTGTTTTTGACATTTCGGGAAGTAATGAGGTAAGCCGATCATTGACAAAATTTATTGCCCCGCTATCTCTAAACATTGTTTCAAGCGGAATTTGTACGCCCCGACGTCCTCTCAACGGAAAAAATCCGCTTTGTATGATTGTTGGTAATGGTTTTCTTCTTCTACCCCTACGAATTGCCTCAATTTCTTTTTTAGTTGCTTTCTCATCAACTCGGATTGTTTCGGGTAATAGCTCCGTAAATTGAAAATAATAAAAATCGGTAATCATTGAAAGGTATAAATCATATACGTCGGCTTTCCAATTTTTTGTGTTTGTATCAATAATGTGATTTATTGCTCCCAATATTCCAATTTGATTTGGTGGATTGGTATTTAAAAAATTTATAATATCTTTTTTTTGCCTTTGGATTAATTGATAATATTCAAGCGTTAATGTAAAATCCCAATTTCTAAGTAATGCGTCAAATTTCCACCAATGATTGTCTTTAGATTCGGCCGATTCAAAACGATTTTCTCTTTCTTCCCATTCAATTAGTTTTAATTGATTTCTACGTCGGACAATTTCTAAAACGGAATTATCTTTTTCATCACGCTTGTTCATTGCTTTAACTAATTTTTGGCTCCATGATTTACCCGCGTCGCCACCCCATAGCGCCCAAGCAATGCGTCCGTTTGAAGGAAATCCGTCCTCGCCCTGCCTATATCCCTCTGCTTGTTTATCTACTTCATGTCTTGGAAAGTATCTTGCAATATGTCTTACTTTTTCGGGACTTGCAATTTGATTTCTTAATATGTATCTAGCGGATCCACGACCAACATTTGTTCCACCCCTGCCGTTTTCTTTTACCCATTCCAACCCGCGTTGCGCCTCCTCTTTTGCGCCTTTAGGAATTGTGAAGTCTAGATCGTCATATTTTCCTTTTATTTCATTCATTGCGTCATCATCACTTTTTCTAGTTGATAGCGGGTGTGATGACGGAAGTAAATCTGTATCGTATGGCGTACGTCTAAATTTTAATTTTTGTAAAGCGTAAATAAATCCATTAACCCGCGCGTATGCCCATTGATCCGCTGAAGTAACATTACCTCTAACGGATTCGGGATTTCCTCTATATGCTCCAACGCCCCTACGGAATACGGCTTTTAAAACTGCTAATGTTGTTCGTTTTCTTTTATCGTCGCCATATTCACTATTATGTTCTTCTAGTTTGTCTCGTAATGCGCTCTCTACTTTTGCGCTTACCTTATATGCTTTTCTAAAATCATTAATAATTCTTAATCTACCAACCTCAATGACAACATCTCTATCGGTTTGTTCATGATCCCCATTTTCTAAAATCGCCCATACGTTAATTGTTGCCGTTTCGTCTGTTTGATTTATTGATTTTATAATTCCGTTCGCAATTGAGTCATCTTGCGGAGGTTTCGGAATATTCCAAGAAACCGCTTGGCCGACATTTAGATCATCAAGACTCGCCATTATCAGCTAATCTTTGTTGGTATTCCTCATGAGTAGAACACGGCATATAAATTAAATTTCCGTCATCGTCGTGAGTATGCGTACCCGAGCAACCTAATTCCTCTGCCCTATCACGCGCCTCCTCAATTGTTGTAAATTCATCTTTTCCAACTTGCTCTTTATATCGTTCTTCTCCGAATCTATGTATTTGAGCCAATCTACTCTCCGCCAATTCTCTTGTTGGATAGCAACCAAATGAACGCGTTTCGTTATCGTTATACACGCAATAGACGTCTTTGCCGTCATCATCTTTTTCTTTTTTGATTATTTTATATTCTGCTGATTTTGTATTTTTATCAATCCAAGCATTTACTAAAGAACTAACTTCTACTTGAGATTCATCTTGCGGAGTATCTCCAAGCTCATCTTTTTTAATTTGCATTGTAGAGATATTCATTAAATAAACGTCATGAGAATTGTCCGTTGGTAATCCTACCGCCCGTCTTGCCTCGCCTACGGTTGCCCAACCGCCCTGTACGGCGACGTTCATTCTATTATATAGTTGATCAACGTCCGTTTGTAATGCTCTTACTTTGCTAATGTCATATTCACAAGACATATTTTCTGCGTCGGGGTAATTAATTTTTAATAATTGATTTTCTAATTCTTGTGCAACTTGTCGCCATAGAGGAATTAAAGTATTTTCGGTAAATGCCTCTCTCAATTCTTTTGCGTTAGAATATGTTCCGTTTTCTAATCCTACTTGAAGACCGCTAAGAATTGCGGGAACGCCAAGCACCGCACTAATTCTTGATTCAGGAATTTGTCTAAGCATTCCAATGTCTAAATCTTTCGGACTAAATGACATTTTTTCAACTTTCATTGACCCCGATAAAATTAAAGGTAATCCTCTTTGAGATCCCCCTACCTTTTTCTGATACGTTCTTGAGATTTGCTCCGCCTCCTCCTCGCTAAGCCCAAAATCATCAGTTGGAGAAAGTATTACGCTTGGAACACCCATGTTGGATAATAACGCCGTTGATAATTGTCCCGCGCTTTCATCTCCATATACTTCTCTTAAAACCGTTTTAATTGGAGCCAACCCTGATTTGTGGTCGTCGGGATCTATTCCAAATCTAATATGAATTATGTCCTCTCTTGGTATTAATACTTTTTTGTCTTGCATTTCATACTCATAAGAGGTTATTAATGTTTCCTTTGTCCCCTGCGGAGATACATATTGTGGCATTAACGGAAGTAATGCAATTACTTGACCCGCATTATTTTTTTGTTTTAAAATATATGCGTCGCCCATAACCGACGTTGCTGTAATGATATAACTAGCTAACAAATCTCCCGTCATAAATTCATTCGGATAAACTAATAATTTCTCTAATGGGTGGTTTGGAACGTACTCTATTTCTCCGTCTTCATTTGTTGTATTGACAACTAATCTTGCCTCTGCGAATGATCGGGATAATACATTTAAACATGAAGTAACTGCTGAATTGCTTTGGCCTGATCCTAAGCTATTAATATCAAATAATCCCGCTTTGGAACTATACCCCTGCATATACCCGCTTGAACTAACGGGGTAATCATCTGCGAAAAAATTATAACGTTTTCTTTGAGTATCGCGCCTAAATATAATGTCGCTTAATTTACGTCTTTCTTGAGCCAAATTTTCCTCTTTTCATATAGGCCACGAGAGGATTGAGAACGCACCAAAACCAACCCTCAAGCGACCAATTCTTTATATTTTTATATTAGTCGCTATTTATATAATATCTAATAAGCCTTAAATTTTCTAGCTTTGTTTATTTCTAATATTGCATAAGATAAAGCATCAACTTGGTCATCATGCTCCGCCTCAGGAAATTGTAATAATTCTCTTTGTAGATCATCAATCCATTTTGCGTTACGTTTAAAATAAACTTGGCCACCCTCCATTTTAGCCGATAAAGGCATTGCGCGTGTGATTTTATCTCTATCTGCTTTTAATTCTCTAATTGCTATACCCTCTCGTCTAGCTAATTGAATCAATGCAATTTGAAACCCCGCTCTTTCAACGCCAATATAATCAAGCTCATGTTGGATCATTGTTCTCTTTAGTAACGGAATAATATCAGGCGCCTCAAGTCTTTCTCTAATCATATCTAAAACTAGAATGTCATTATCGGGAGTAATTCCAACTATACAAACAACGGTGTAGTCGCTTGTTTCTTTTGTTGTAGTCGCTAAATCAACCGTTGCTATTTTCTTTAATTGGTCATCATGTATTCTTTTATTGTTTCCGTATTTATGCTCTAATTTATCAACATAGTAATTGTCGGCTCCAAGTATTGTTATTTTTTTAGAATCATAGAATTTAAACCAATCTTCTTTGAATATTCCGCCCGATAGCTCAACAAAATTTGCCTCGTACTCTTGACTATATAAATACGATCCGATTTCTTTTCTTGCTATTTCTAACTCTCCTAATGGGACAAATGGATTAGTTGCGCTTGATAGTTGCCACGAATCCCAATCCTCCAAATTCTGCGCGTCATGGTATAGCTTTTCAAACCAATTAAAGCCTTTAGGAGTACTTATAAATAAAGCACCGCCCTGCCTTTCCGTTAATGTTGGCCTTACTACTTCCGCCCACGTATTAGGTTTCATAAATGCACATTCGTCTAAAACAACAAAATCTAAACCCGCGCCCCTTAATCTATCGGGATTGTCGGCCGATCTAATTGATACGGAACCACCAACAGGGGTTATAATTGTTTTTTCGCTTTCCTTTACTTCAGTTCCGTATTCAATACCGATATTTCTTAAATCTTTCCAACCCTCCAAAGCCATTGCATAGGTTGGCGCAATCCACCAAGCACGACCTCCATTCCAAGCTTTTTCTAAACAAAGCCATACGCCAAGTCTAGTTTTACCCCAACGTCGCCCCGCCGATAGTACTTTAAACCTAGAATTGCTTTGAGCAACTAGCTTTTGGCCGTCATGTAAATATGGAAGTCTTACTTTATATTTTTGTTGTATTGATGATTTTATTTCGGTTTCCATAATTATATTTTAAATGGCGCATAATATAAGCAATTTACAAAAATCACTAATACATACGCCAATATCATTTTATCTTTTTTATATCGTGAATTTCGGGATTTGTAATTAATTCGTCATCTAAATCGTCAAGTATTATGTCGTCAAATATCATTATTCCTCCTCTTGATCTATTACTATTTCTTTTTCTCTATCCAATGCTTGTCCGTCCGACCATTCTAAATTGACTTCTACGGGTTTGTTTGGATCAAGATTAACGCTTAATCTATCTCTACGGCCGAACTTATCGGGATACTTGCGCTCTAATACCCATGCGTCCGCCTGCCAATTACCCTCCTCTGCGACCTTTTCAATACGCGCTAAACGGCGCATAATGGCCTCTGATTCGGCTAGTTGGACTTCTTTCCAAAATGATTTATAAGGCTCTATGTCCTTTTCGGCCTTTTGACGCCATTTTCTAAATGTAGAGCTATCAATCCCCGCATAAAAGCAAGCGTGTTCTATATATGATCCAAGCCGTATTGCTTGTAATAATCGGGATCTAATCCCCTCGTCTATTAATTTATATGGTTTATTATTCATGCGCTCTTAATTATATTAACAAAAATCCCCGCTTTAGTATCATTCGCGGGGATCTTTGCCGTACTATACGGAGGTTATATTTTTTCTATTGTTTTTTGGAATGTGATCATTGAATAATCTTTTTTTCTAACGTTTAATAATTCAACTTTTGGCGCATATAATGTCCAATGTTTGTCGCCATTTTGCTCCTTATTATCCCAATCCCTTACTTGTACAAATAGCTTTCCGTTTTCAATTGTGTAATGATATTCCGTATCGCCATGTCTCATATATGTATTGTTTTCTGTATTTGAATCAGTTTCCAATGCAATTATTTGCAATTCATGTAGATATGCGTTTGATCCAAATGTTTGCAATCCCCAAGCAGAAAATCTACTTGGAAAGCTTGTTGGTTGCATTCTTGCAATTGATCCAAATGTATTTTTACTTGACTCCGCATGGCTCATAAATATACCTAAATACTCGCCCAATCCGTTTTTTACATATCCGTCATGGTGCTTGTATATAGAAATTGATTCCTCTGCGCCTTTTACTTGTATTGTTGCTCTAGTACTCATTCGTTCCCTTTCGTTAATTGTTTTCTTTTGTTTTTAATTTATTTAATCTTTTCTTTATACCAAATGTCAAAATCAGTAATACAATTTTTATGAATTGTATCAATCTCATCTTCGTACTTAAAATATGTTTTACTAGGAATTTCAACATTTACAGTATTATCAAAGTTTGTAACTACATCAATTTTATTACCGTCATAACCGTTAGTTACTTCAAACATTTTTGTAATAGCAATATTAATTGGTGTTCTATCTTCTCTAAATTTAAAAGATATTGAAATAGTATCGTAACCAAATTCTTC